TATACTTAGATACATTCTCAACAACAAGTGGACAAGCAGTATTAGAGGATTTAAAGAATAGGTTCTTCTGGTATGATACAACCTACTCACCAATACCCGGAGAGACAAATATAAACGAGGGGAGCAGGAGGGCCGTTCTCCATATTATTAACGTTCAGGTGCTTCAAGAGGAGCAAAAGGAGAGTGAAAAAGATGTGGACAATGGGTAATCTGAATCCAGCAGTTCTGACAGTTCTGGGTAATTTAGATCCATTAAGTTGGCTAATTAACTTAGTGAAACCGATAATGCTATTTGAAGGTGAAGGTGGAGCGGAAGGCTCTGGTGAAGGTGAAGAAGCGGCAGAAGAAGAAGGCAATAGTAAGGAAGATGCTGAGGATGCTAAAATTCTCAAGGAGGTATCGCACGAGGCTGGTCATTTCTCAGAAGGCTTCAGCGAAGAAACTCGTAATCACCCAAGCGTAAAGAAGTTTAAAAGCACAGAGGATATGGCTAAGAGCTATGTCAACCTAGAGACTAAAATAGGCGCTAAAGGAGTCATAATTCCCGGGGAAAAAGCCTCAAAAGAGGATATTCAAGCCTATAACGAAGCACTAGGAAATTATACAGACACAGAGAAAGTAGAAGTAATGGAGCTACCTTCGGGAACAGATAAGAGAATAATACAGACAGATGAGACAAAACAGTCATTTAAAGACCTAGCTGTAAAACTTAATCTAAACCCTACACAGTCAAAAGGTATCCAAGAAAGATGGCTAGAGATAAACAACCAAGCACTTAAAGCTAACGACGCCATGATAAAAGAGAACTCCAAAGCAACTATGGTAACACTCAACAAAGAATGGGGAGTTAAAACAGAAGAGAATATTGCCAAAGCAAACCAAGTAGCTAAGTTCGCAGGTGGAGATGATTTACTAAATTGGCTAGACAAAGGTGAGGGTAACAACCCAATAGTGATTAAAGCACTTGCCCGCATTGGCAGTAAATTAGGAGAAGACACACTTGGCGAGAGAGGAATAGGTGGTTTAGCAAAGACACCTCAAGAAGCTAAGATTGAAATACAGCAGATCAGGGATAACCCAAAGAGTGCGTTCAATGACGGTAACCATAGAGACCACAAAGAAGCTGTGAGCTATATGTCGTCATTATATGCAATGGCTAATCCTGATAAATAGAGTTCAGTAAGTAGTTAACCGAAAGGTCTGATACTGAACAGTTCCCGGATAATCTCGAAAGAGACCCAAAAAGTTTCGAGGTTAGACCCGACTTGTCGGACAATCTAACGAGCATTATTAATCAACCGATAAGGAGGCTACTATGGGAGTAATTACCACAGCATTTGTCCAACAGTACAAGGACAATATAACTCAGTTAGTCCAACAGAAAATGACTAAGCTGAGACTTACAGTAAGAGTAGATACTGATTTCACGGGAGAATACAAATTCTATGATCAGTTAGGTTCAACAGCAATGGTTCTAAAGACAACTAGAAACCAAGATACACCTTCGATTGACCCCGACCACAAGAGACGCAGAATAGGGAAAGCTGATTATATCCACGCAGTGCTTCTTGATAAAGAAGACCAGCTAAGTATGATCGTAGACCCCAAGAGTTCTTACTCAGAATCAGCATCTATGGCAGCAGGAAGGCAGATTGATGATGTAATTATCACTGCTTTTGACGCAACAGCTTACACAGGCAAGACAGGTTCAACTTCAACATCTTTCACGGCAGCTAATCAAATTGCAGTAGGAGCATCTGGTTTAACAAAGAACAAACTTCTTGAAGCAAAGAGATTACTAGACAACGCAGACGTAGAAGCTGAAGATAGATTTTGTGTTTGCACACCTTACCAGATTGAAGATTTACTAAAGACTACCGAGGTTACATCAGTTGATTACAACTCAGTCAGATCGTTAGTAAATGGCGAAGTTGACACTTGGTTAGGTTTCAAGTTCATTACTATTTCGACTTCTCGCTTAGGCACAGATGGAACTAACAGACTAGTTTATTGCTATCACAGAAATGCAATGCAGTTAGCAATTCAAAAAGAGCCATCAGTAAGGATTGACGAACGCCCTGACAAGAACTACTAATGGCAGGTGTTTATGAGTCTAACGATCGGAGCAACAAGGCTAGAGGAAGCAAGGATAATTCAGATAGCTTGTAGTGAGTAGTTTGTAAATAGAGGTAAAATATGCCATTCGTAAAAGGTTATAGATGGACAGAGAAACAACGCAATAGGTGCGGGTTTGCTAAAGGGATAATACCTTGGAATAAAGGAAAGACTAATATTTATTCTGATGATGTCCTAATCCGTATGTCTATTGCCAAAATAGGTAAACTTTCTAGTTTCAAAGGTAAGAAACATTCCCAAGAAGCTATTGTTAAAATGAAAGAAATGAGAAAACTTCAAGTTAACATAAAAGGAGCTAAGGGAAAACCTTGGTCTTTGGCACGGAGAGAAGCAGAAAAGAAAAGACTTAAAGGAAAGTCAACTAAACCTATAATCAGAAATGGTAAAGAATATCCTTTTAATTGGAAAGAGGTAAGGAAAAACATCTACAAAAGAGATGGTTGGATTTGTCAAGAGTGTGGTGTGCATTGTTGCGACAAGAGCAAAAGTAGAATACAATGCCACCATATCGACTACAATACGACCAATAATGCTTGCTCTAATCTTATTACTTTGTGTGCATCTTGTCATGCAAAGACTCTATATAGTAGGGAAGATTGGTTAAAACATTATAAAAAAATTATGGAGGTTCGGAGGCTAATAACCTTTGAAAATTAAACATGAGCGACGTAAAAGGGGTAAACAAGACACTAATAGATGTGCCAACTACTCTTAGCCCGGGCAAGTTTGACGGAAGGGTTAAATGCAGCATCGACACCTATGAAGCATCTACATTGGTTTCAGGTTCTACAATCAAGATGGGCGGGAAGATAACTAAAGGAGCAATAGTATTGTTCCAGCTTTTAGCAACTGACGCACTTGGTGGTTCAACAACTATGGATGTAGGAGACGCAGAAGACACAGACAGGTATCATTCAGGCTTAGATACATCTTCAGCAGCTATTACCTTAATCGGTTTAGTTGATGGAGTAAACTATGAGACTGACGAGACTGATTCTGACAACCTAGACACGCAGATACTTCTTACAACAGGTGGAGCATCAATGACAGGAACAATTAAACTAATTACTTTCTACACAAATGACTAAGGAGCGTAAAAAAGGAGAGCTTATGAAAAGGATATTTTTAGCATTAATGCTCCTTGCGTTCTTTGCCTATCCTGCTTTTGCTGAACTAGAAGTTCAAGTAGATGGCATAGTCGTAGGAGGCAGCTTTGCAACTGAGGTGAATTTCACAGGAGATGTAGCTGGAAGCGGAAATGGGGCGCTTAAGACTATCAGCATAGGCGACGCAGAAAAAGTTATCCAGTTCACACCAGCAGATTTTCTCATCAATGTACCATTAGATTTGACAGCAGATACTTTGCCGGGATTAGAATTAGACAACAACTTAGTATCAATAGTCTGGGCAGATGGAGAGGTAACACCAGTACAGGTAACTTTTAAAGTTCCCGCAGATTATGAATCAGGCGGAGCTTTTAGAGTCTTTGCTGATGAGTCAAGCTCAGCTACACCGAATCAAATAGACTTTCAGATATTTGGTAATTCTGATGGTATTGTTTGGGATACAACAGCTTCGAACCAAACACCAGTAGCTTTGTCTGAACTAGCAGGCACACCGGAAATGGTAACTTTGACACCAGACGCAACAGACATTCAGGTAATAGTAATTGGAGAAGTTATTACCTTAGATGTATGGAGAGATGACGTAGCAGACGGAACAGGAGATTTGGAGGTATATTACCTTGAATTTTACTACAACTAGAAAAAATGGGGGGGGAAGAGCGCAAGCTCTTCTCTTCTCCCTTTGTCTTATAGGAATGACTTTAGGTATCTTGGTATTTATTGAGAACTTTAGGTCTAATAAAGTCATATTATCTATGTTTCTTGCTATGGCTTTTATAGGAATAGTCTATGTCAAGAATGTATGGCTTAAACTCTTCCTTTTATGGACTATCGTAAGAGTAGGAATGAACTACAATTCAGTGGGCCACGCAACACTTATGTATATATTCTTATACATACTTCTAATCCAGACAGCAGTTGATAAATTAAAGAAAGATTATCTTCCAATGATATTAAACTCAATATGCCTTATAGCTTTAATTCAGACTATAATGCTAATCTTAAATTATTACGGAGTCTGGTTTTTAATCCTTCCGATAGGGGCAGAAGGTAATGTATTGCCAAGGATTTTAGAAGTAAGACCCGGCTTTGGCCACCTTGTAACAACAGGGTTTTTAAGCAATCTCAATATGTCAGGAGCTTTTCTCGCCCTTTGTCTTCCGGCATTCTTTAGAAAGAATTGGTTATGGTGTATTCCTTTGATTTTCATAGGAGTATATATCTCAAAGAGTATGGGAGGAATAATCCCAGCTTGGTTTGCTTTAGGGGCTTTTGGATTATGGAAAGTCTATGGAGTCAATAGAACGGTTTTCTTTTCACTGATAGGAATAGTGGCGGTTTTTATATTCTATTTAATTCTTAAGGAAAGTTCTCCCTTATATGACAAAGCAAGATTCACAGTATGGGGCGAAATATGGGAGCATATAGTCCCTAAGAAACCAATAGTCGGTTGGGGGGTAGGTAGTTTTAAACAATTCTTTCCTGTAATCCATAAAGTATTGATAAAAAGCCCTTATTCTAATGTAAGGTGGCTACAAGCACATAATGAATATTTACAATTATTAGTAGAACAAGGGATAATAGGGCTTGGTCTTATATTAGGATATCTAGTAACTTTATTCAGGAGAATCCCTAGTAGTAAAATAGCTTCACTGGCGGTAATAGCCTTAATGGTAGGCTTACTAAATAGTGGAGTTAATTTCTTATTCCATACAACAGGGGGGATTTTATTCTTAGCTTGGGTGATAATTTTAGAAAAGGAGAAGTATGGCAACAAAATCAAAAACAATAATATGTAACAAAGCACTTAATCTAATAAGAGCCAAGAGAATCTCTGCCTTAACAGAGGACTCAATAAACGCTAGACTATGTAATAACATTTATGACCTAACCCTTGAGACACTTCTTATGGAACATCCGTGGTCTTTCGCACAAAAGAGAGCTGACTTAGCAGTAGTAGATGAAGACCCTGCTTTTACAGACGATTATATGACAATCGTTTACCAGAAACCTACAGACTTATTAAGGGTTAATTTCGTTAATAACAAAGCAGCTATTTTTAAGGTTGAAGGGGATAGGATACTATCTAACACTTCGGACTTAGCGATAAAATATACATACATAAACGACATTCCACAAACATACAGCCCTGACTTTGTAACAGCTCTTGCTTATCTATTAGCATCAGAGATGGCTTTCTCTATAACTAATTCACGTTCACTAGCAGAGGATATGGTTAAAATGTATGAAGGGTATAAATTGCCTAAAGCCCAAAGTGCTGACTCACAACAAGGTACACCGCAACAGCCTATGCAATCGGAGTGGCTTAGTTCAAGGATATCAGGGACATCGGGTATCTCAGGTCAGAGTGGCTGGGATATTTGGACACCAGTATTTTAAAAGGAGTTATTAAATGC